GTTTGCAGCAGCAGTTGATATTTCTAGAGGGATTGTAGAAAAAGATCCTATTGAAATGGCTTTGGGCACTATAGGAATTGCTAGACCAATAAAAGCTGTTCCGCAAACTATGTCTGATGAAGCTGAAAGAGCATTAACAGCTGCGACAGGAACAGCAGGAATAGGAATGGTTTTAGAAGATTTTTTCTTAAGTTTATTTAACAAGAAAGAGGGCAACAAATAAATTTCCTTTTGTTTTTAAGAACATTAGAGTAAAGTAAAATAATCTTGGATTAAATATCTTTAAAGACTGGCCAAGCAGACGCTATGAAGACTTTAAAGAGCGAACTCTCTCATAGGAGAAAATAATGGGTACAACACGTTTTTCTGGTCCTGTAATGTACAGTGGCAATGGTAACTCTAATGGATGGTTTCAAAATCTTCCCATTGGTGTTAATCCTGACTATTGTACAATGATGGATGATTTCACAGGCATTGATATTGATGATACTGATGACTGGACAAAGTCTGTTTTAAACAGCGGAACTTTAACACTTTTGGCTGACCATGTTGGTGGCTGGGCAAAATCTACTGGTGATGGATCAACAGATAATTCTGGCGGTGCAATCCAAGGAAATGAAATATTTATGGCTGAAGCAAGCAAAAACATTTATTTTGAAACTGTTGTTGCTGTATCAGACGCTGATGACATGGATATGTTTGTAGGTCTTGCTGAGAATGGTACGTTTGCTACAGGAGTTCCTTTTACAGCTAATAACCAAATTGGGTTTTTGTTAGTTGAAGGTGCTGCTGATATTTATGCAAACTGTGACAGTGGTGGAACTGAAACCAAAACAGACACAGGAATTGATTTTGCTGATGGTGCTGAATCTGGCTCTGCTATAACTAATACTAGGACTCTTGGTTTTATTGTTAAGGGAACAAGTTCTGTTGAATTTTATGTCGATAGGCAAAAAGTTACAACAACAACTGATAACATTCCCACTTCGGCATTAACTCCTTGGTTCTGTGCAATGTCTGGAACAACGACTGCTGATGCTGCATGGTGCGATTACATTTTAACAGCTGGGCAAAGAGTAACATCAGGAATGGTTCAGTATGACACTCAACCATAAGAGGTGAGTCATGGCATTAAAATCTAAAGCAATTAAGTCTTCTTCTAAAAAGCGTAAGAAGAAGGATCCTATCCCTGGAAGTGCTGTACATAAATCTATGGTACTGAGAGGGTTAATTAAGGAGAAAAAATCTTCTAAGGAGACATAAGTTATGGCTGATGTTTTTGTTGAAAAAGTCATTGATGATGGTCCTCGTAAGTTAGTTAAATCTTTTTCTTACACGCACGTTGACACTGGTCAAAGTGCGGTTATGGCAGTGGATGTTTCTGGCTTATCGGCTCTCCAAGATGGCACTGCTTGTACTGGAGTTCGTATTAATAAGATTTGGTTCAGTACAGCAGGTCTTGCTTTACAAATCTTATGGGATGCCAGCACGGATGTGTTAGCTGTAGGTTTGCCAGAAGACTATCAAGGAGAGTTTGATTACTCTTCTTTTGGTGGTTTGGTAAATAGTGCTACAAGCCCTACTGGTGACCTTAGATTCACAACGGTAGGACATGCGGCTGGTGATGCTTACACAGTGGTCCTAGAGTGTGTTAAAGAGTACTAAAATGGAGGATGCCGCTACTCTTTTGTGGAACGGCATCCTTACTGTAGGTGGTGCGATTATCTTTTTCTTTGTTAAATCGCACCACTCTAATGTTCAAAGAATTGAAATCTTATTGAACAAAACGAGAGAAGAGGTCGCTAGAGATTATGTAACTAAATCAGGATTAGCGTCTGACATGGATCGAATTTTTGATCGTTTCGATCGTTTAGAAAATAAGATTGATTCGTTTATGCAAGGGCGATAGTCCTTTAAGGAGAGTAAAATGGCAACTTCTGGATCGGTTGACTTTAAACTTAACATGGCCGAAATAACAGAAGAAGCTTTTGAAAGATGTGGTTTAGAGTTAAGAACTGGGTATGATGCCGCCACATCTAGGCGATCTTTAAATCTTTTATTTGCTGAATGGGCAAATAGAGGACTTAACCTATGGACAATTGATGAGGTTACTCAGACCGTTGCTCAACTTTCATCTACTTCTTCTATCACTACTTACCCTGTTGGTACTATTACACTATCAGTTGCAGCATCTACTAACTTCTCTGTAGGGGAAACAATAACTGGTGGAACAAGTGCTGTAACAGCTAGTGTTATTACAAAACCGTCTTCTACATCTATGACCATAACTGTTCCTAGTGGAACTTTCACAGCTACGGAAACAATAACTGGCTCTTCGAGTTCGGCTACGACTACCGTTTCTTCTGTACCTAGTTTGTCTGATGTACAAGCTACTGTTGATGTTTTAGAAGTAATAAGTCGTAGAAGTAATGCTGATATAGGAATTACTAGGATTAATAGATCAGACTATATAAATACTCCTAACAAAACAACGCAAGGAAGAGCTTCTCAATATTACGTAGACAGGTTAATTACTCCAACTATTACCATATGGCCAACACCTGAAAACTCTACAGATCAAATTATTTACTATAGAGTTAAACGCATGGATGATGCTGATGAATCTATTAATGATCCTGATATTCCTTTTCGTTTTCTTCCCTGTTTAACCGCTGGTTTAGCTTATTACTTATCTATTAAAAAAGCACCAAACAGAATAGGTATTTTAAAAGATATATATGAAGAAGAATTTCAAAGAGCCGCTTCTGAAGATGGAGAAAGAACTGCTCTTAGATTAGTTCCAACTTATGCATCATTGAGTATAAGGTAATGCCTAGATATGCATCAGGAAAACACGCACTAGGTATCTCTGATCGTTCTGGAAGAGCATATAAAATGAGAGATATGCTACAAGAATGGACAGGATCTTTAGTTGGACGAGATGAATTTGAAACAAAACAACCTCAATTAACTCCTCGACATGTTGTCGCTGATCCCCAAGCTTTAAGATTTGCAAGACCCGATAGAACAGAACCAGCTGTTGAAGTTCTTTTAGATTTAAATTCTTTTATGTCTGGAAATGCTGGAACGAGTGTTATTACCGTTACGCAAACAAATCATGGCAGAAACACGGGGGATATTGTACGTTTTAGAAGCGTTAATGCTTTTGATGGATTTACTTCTTCCGTAATAGAGTATTCTAGTGGATATACTATAACCAAAGTAGATGATAACAAGTTTAGTTTTGATGTAAGTAGTAGTTCTTCTTCAGAAACAGCTACTGTGGGTAACATAAAGGGAGGTGGAGGTTTTTCTTCTGCTGGACCTGTAACAGTGAGTGCATAGCATGGCATATACGTACACAACTTTAAAAACAGCGATTCAAGATTACACTCAAAACAGTGAAACCACATTTGTTAGTCAACTTGATAGATTCATTTTAAATGCTGAAGAAAGAATATTGAAAGAGTGCCAACTAGACGTTTTTAGAAGGTACGTAACAGGATCTGCTGCAACAGGAAATAAATTTCTAACGCTTCCATCAGATTATTTATCTAGTTTATCTTTAAGTGTAATAAATTCATCAAGTAATGAATTTTTATTGTATAAACATGCTACTTTTTTGCAAGATTATACACCTAACCCTACAACTACCGGAACACCTAAGTATTATGCTGATTGGGATGACACTGCATTCTTATTAGCTCCTACTCCAGATACAAATTATACTATGGAGTTACATTACTTTTACCGCCCCACTTCCATAACTGCGTCTGCAAGTGGAACAACCTGGCTAGGCGATAATGCTGAATTAGCCATGCTTTATGGGTCGTTGGTAGAGGCGTACACTTTTATGAAAGGTGAGGAGCAACTTTTAGCTGTTTACAACGGCAGATATCAAGAGGCAATTCAATGGCTTAAAAATCTTGGTGAAGGAAAACAAACTCGTGATCAATATAGATATGATAGAGTTAGGAGAGATGTAGCTTAATGTTTAATGGAGGATCAGAGTTAGGGAACGTTAATGTAGTTACTTCTATGAACAGAGGTCATAGCCCAGAACAAATTACCGAACTGGCTTTAAATAAAATTATAGATGTAAGCAGTGAGGCCCCTCCTGTCATACGGGATCAAGCGGTTGCTCATAAAGACAGATTGAGAGAAATCTTATTATATTATATGAAGAGTATGGCAAAAAGTGAAAGAACAACTATTTGGGCTTTGATGAAAAAACAAGGTCATGAAGAAATTGCGGAAATTATAAGGAGACTTTGATATGGCGATTAACCAAGCAATGTGTGGATCTTACAAAAGGGAGGCCATCGCAGGAATCCATTTTTGGTTGTCTCATTCACGAACTGGTGGTGGTTCTATTGGAGCAGATACCTTTAAAATAGCTTTGTTTACTTCAAGCAGATCTGATGCAAACGAAGATTTGACAGGGTACACAACGACTAATGAAATAAGTGGCACTAATTATACCGCTGGTGGGGAGGCTTTAAGCAGTGTTACTTGCGGGTTAAGTGATAACAGCAGTTCTGTTCCAACAGCGTTCTTAGATTTTGCGGATACTACTTGGTCTAATTCGACAATAACAGATGCTAGGTGTGCAATTATATATAATTCTACTTTAAGTACCGCTGGAACTGGTGGAACCGTTGGACATGCAGCTAACCCTAGCGTAGCTGTTTTAGATTTTGGTGGGAATAAATCTTCTAGTTCTTTC